TCTATCTGCCCACCCTTAACTGGTACATTATCCTTTATGGTCTTTTGTACTGTCTTTATGCCTTTTTGTACTACTGGAGCGGCAGCTTTTTGGACAGGTTTACTAAGTCCACTAGATACATCCATAACAGCGTACAACATATTGTCTGCGGTGGCTTTGCTGACACCCCTCATTGTGTTTTGTATATTCTGTGGTTTTCCAACAAGCTGGTCATTAGTATATATCGGTGCATGGGGTACGCCCGCACTTTTAAGTATGTCATTATTAAGCACTGATTGTTGACGCTCACTCTGATTTTGTCCCATAAACGTATCATAGGCGAATCTACCTATTGGGTTTTTAGGGTTGTAGTTTGCGAGTTTATTAGCAACCTCGTTCCTATATGGTTGGGAGGTAGCTAGTTTAACGGCATTTTCCGTGTTGCGAGCAAAGTTCTGATTTCTTTGTATGGCTGGTTGAAATATATGTTCGTCTGTCTCTCTTTTTGCAGCATTAACAAAGTTCCCCACATTGCGTGAAGCACTTTGGTATTCTTTCTTTAGGAAGTTTAGTAAAGCCATTTAGGCCCTACTTCTTCAAATAGTTGTATGGATCTGCTGGGTCCGTTTTAGCTTGCATTGTTGAGAGTCCTCCATAGTTAGGTGCCCATTGTGGTACTTGACCAGCACCGAGTTTAGCTATTCCTGTATCAAATGCGGTTAGTTTAGGAGCAGCGGCTACTGGAGATAGATTTACACCAGTTCCATACTGGCCCGTACTAGCATCAAACGTGTTTAGAGCTGCATTTTGGTCAGCATAGTTTGATTCAAGATTCTGTTTGTAGAAGTCAACTTTGGCTTGGTCATTAGCTAGAGTGTTCTGTCCACCTTGGTAAGCATCTAGGACTTTCTGGTTATAATTTCCGATTTGAGATTGAAAAGCATCAGGGGAGACTGCTGAAAAATAAGCAGATGTATTCTCTAATCCCTGATCTTTTTGCTGTGTTAAAGATTGTCTTGTTTGGTTGAGTGCATCCAAACTTTCTTGATAGCTTAGGAGTCCTGATTGGTATGCTTGGTCTATGGTCTTCTTGTTTTGATTGAACTCGTCTAGTTTAGCTGCGATTTCTTGGGCAGTTAGACCAGTACCGGTTCCTGTCGCAGAAGGAACAGTAGAAGATTCGCCACCGAGCCTAAATGCTATTTCTTCTGATGGAGTTGTGCTAGTAGGAAGTGGGCCAGAGTATATAGGGATACCAAGTTCATTTCCCCAATCCTGTAGTCCAACGCTAACTACATTGCCGTCTGGGCCAGCTTTATAAAAATCCCAACCGCCATCTGACTTAGGAACACTTGTGTATGTGTATCCGTTGGCGGTAAGTGTTTGTCCGAGTATGTCGGCTAGATTTGTTGCCATTTCGTTTTCCTTGTGTTATAATGATATTATTATGAAGAAATTACTTATATTTTTGTTAATAATTTGCTTGGTAGGTATAATGGGTCATTTTATCTATAAAAACGTCACAGAGGGGCTGTATGAAGGCCACAGGCCTATTGTAGTAATGACTGGAGATGGATGTAGTCCCACTATGGAAGATATACAGAAAACTATTAAGGAATCGGGATCAACTTACTGGCAGAACTTTATTTATAAATGTAGGTAGCAAGAGCCCTATACCTGCAATACCTACAGCCACTAATTTACTCTTGATATGTAGAGAAGTGATTAGGGCCTAGACTTAAACCGACCTGTGGCGGTGTTTGTCCCTTTTCTAGTCTTTTTGCTCTTGTTTGCCGTTGCTCGGGTTTAGTTCTCGTGCAGGACCGAGTCGTACGCAGACTAGACTGTGAGGTTTTTGTTTGTGGTGAGTCCTCAATCTCATCATTCACTATCCCATTTTATGTGTTTCCTCCTGTAGACTGGTGGCAGTTGAGATAGTGACAAAGCATCTACCACCAGATTACAAGAGGAAAATTGTTATTTAAGCTGCTTCATAAGTACCAGATAGTATTAGCTCATCTGTATTGGCCCATGTATGGGGAATTGTAGTAGATAAATCAACAAGTGAAACATATGTTCCGGCAGAGTTATCAACTCTAATTTTTGCAGTTGTTGTGTTGAGTATCGTGATTCTCCCATCATACGAAGCCGTACCAGTATCAACATACCTACAAAGTCCCAATGGTTCAGTCGCCTGAACGCCAATAAGGGTGGAAGATGTTACTGGCAGTGTGAATGTTGCCGTGCCACTTGGTTTGTCTCCACCAGCGAAGATTACACATATCTTAAAATGTACCGTTTTGCCTATTTGTGTGTATTTTGCTACTACTGTTGAGTTTGAAACGGCTACTCCAGACCAAGTTGGAGTCCAGTCTTTCCATTCTCCACCTGGTTCACCCGCAGTTGTATCTAGGTTAGCGTTTTTTACAGATGCTCCGATATCGGCAGAAGTTATAAAAGCGTTTCCTGTATAAGCAGCACTAGGGCCACATTGTACAGATGCACCATTTTCATGTGTTACACCAGTCGTGCCTGCGAGTCCACGAGTCATACCAGTTACTGCGCCAGTGCCATCATTATAGGCAGCATAACTTACTGTTTCTGGGCCACTAGCAGCACCAATAGCCTCTGTTGAGTCATAATCTATTTGAAGTACACCATTAGTCGCTGGTAAAGTTAAACCAGTTCCTATGGTCATAGTTGTACCAGCTGCTGCAAGTTGAGAGCCAGTAGATATTACGGTTGTTTGGAAATCTCCAGTAGGTTGTGTTAGTGCCATTTTAAGTTCCTTTACTTATATATATGCTAAATTGTGTACTCTGCTGGGAATGCTGGGTGTGGTAGTGGCTTAAAGGTGGTTGTAATACCATCTAGTCTCCATGCTCCATCGGAAGTTATCTTGTATTGAACTGCGAACTTTGGTTGAGATACGGTCATTCTTAAAGGAATACCCACATAATTAGTTACAGTTACTGTATTGGTGGCATCACCATATGCCATACGACCAAATACATCTCTACCATAACCACCTTGAGGTCTAGTCTGGTTTAGAGATTTAGTAGCAGTTACCATTGAGTCATCAAAAACTACCGAGATATTTACATCACCGTTCATCTGCCCAAATATAAATGTATGGTCAAAATAGATCTTAGTTATATCTGGTTGCTCTTCATCAAAGGATTTCGTGTAATATGTGGTTGATATGGCTATATTGTCATCAGTTGAGCCTACATACATCTTATAAACCTTTGAATTGGTTGGATGTCCGAAGTACATTTGCTTATCGTTAGTAGAGTCTACGAACAAAACAGCTGAGTTAGCTGGCATATTTCTCCAGTCAACCCATCCTTGATAACGAATATCATAAGCTACGCAGGAGTCGTTTATCACCCCAAATAGCGAGTAAAAAAGGTGATATTTGAAGTTAAAATAAACACCAACTACTTTGCTTTTTTGTGTAGCAGAAAGTCCATTAAATACGTCTTGTATCTTAGAACTCTTATTAGTCGTTCTAACGGAAACATAGTTAGCTACTTCACCTAGTGCATACACACCATCGTCAGCAGCAAAGTATAAGTCTTCTTCTACTTGGGTAATTGATCTGTGAGATACACACCCTACCGAAGAAGTTATTTGGGTTATGGTAAAGGTATTAGCAGTTGTTGCTGGGTTTATCTTATAAATAGAGTCTCGTAGGAAAACATAAAGTGAATCCTTAAAGACTTTTAATCCAGTAACTTCAGCGCCTGAGCCAAACTTAAATGAAATCCACCCTGCAGTTGCGTCTGCGAAGTCGCCTAGTTTGTTTACTAGAGACCCACCAGTTAAAAGCTGTTCTGAGTATTGACCAGAGAAATTTATTCTGTCTGGGTTAGTTTCGTCTATTACCCATAGTCTTTGATTGTAGTAAGTAGGCGCAAAGCCCTTAGTTCCGTTCGTGGTTTCTGTCCAAGTAGAGCCATCCCAGTGGTGCATCGCATCAGTACCATTACCAATATAGACAGCCGAAGCTGCCTGACATCCATCTATTGCTAAATCTTTTGTAAAGGCGTGGGCTACGAGTGTCCATGACGACCCATCCCAGTATTCCATCTCAATATCGGTAGTACCCTTTTGAACAAATCTCATTAGGTGGTGTAGTGTAGATGTATGTAGGGTAGTCATACCATAAACACCGTCATTGTAATCGGCATCGGCTGCTCCTATTTGTGTGTATCCCTGACGATTACCTATTCCACCTTTACCCTTGAAGTCA